TTAGAATTTATAAATCAGGTTGTCTTCATATTTGCCGGAATAACTTGCTGAAGCATTTACCACTATTCTATTGGCTCCCTTAAATGATTCCCAATTATCTACTTGCTGTTCTTGGGTATACTCTATGAACCTGATGAACTCAGACTTTGTTGAACTAAAGAAGATGTAAGGCGGCCTTGTTAAATTGATAAGCCTTAAGAAGTCTATTAGGTCAAAATAGGTTGCTTGTTTATAGCTTTCCTGTCGAGTACATAGGTATGGCGGATCTAATATAAATAATGTGTTGGGATTATCTTTAAATTTTGGCAATAAAACATGAAAAGATTCCCGTATTACTTCAATGCCATCTAAATATCCTATGGCTTCGGGGTAGTCTGATTGACGAATACAATGCCAAAAATCTTTGCTATATAGCTCGTCCAGTGAAGCCACTTGTTGACCGCTAAAAAGCAACCAACTGGATAGTGAATTCAGGTCTAAAAAACCTTTAAACTCATTGATTTTATTTATAATTTCTTGCTTTAAATGTTTGCTTATCCGCTTATTTTTTGGTATAATTCCATCAACAGTTTGATAGAGTATTTCACGTAAACGATTTATATCGCTTATGTGTTTTAGCCTGTCTGAATATCCGTCAAAATCATTATAGATTACTCTTGCCTTTGGCTTAATTCGTTTAGCTGTGTGGCTTAATAAACCACTCCCTCCAAACACGTCTATAATCGTCCAACCTTCACCATCATTATGGATGTTTTCCATCAGCACGCGTTCAAAATGCTTTAAGAACATTCTTTTTTGTCCGATAAATGGTAATGGGGCTTGCTTGAAGTTTCTTTGGGCTTGATTTGCCATAGTGTTTTCCTTCTTATCTATGGCGTTCCGGTGTTCTTGACACTCCGACACTCAAATCAAGTTAATTAATATGGTTAATGGTTTTACAGCGACTACATTTTATTTCTAAACGTTTCACTGTGCCGACTTTTGCCAATAATTTGTTGCAACATTGGCAACGGATCTCTTTTAAATTCTGCATATACTTTCCCATTTTTAGCGGTTTTGTTAAAATACCGCCTGCCTCGCGAGGTAGGCGGCATATAGCTATATGCAGGCTCATTCTGCTTAGCTGGCATTATCTGTGTTCCAGCACAGATAGTGTCGCCGTCTTTATTCCTGAACTACATCTAAATCACTTGTACAATCTGCATAAAACGTACCATCCGCATTATGCCAGTGGCTAGGTGGTAACTCATCACCGTTATGCTCAACGATTAATAATTTACCAAATGGGCTCTCATAGACGATAGTGCCAGCATTGCCGTTACGTAATTTTATTTTGTTACCAATTTTCATACTGTTATCCTTTTTTAAAAATTGCTGCCAGTTGATTTGGGCTAAAACGCCAACCTTCATCGCTGTTATAAATTGCGTTAAAGCACCATTCTGAGCAAAAATATTTGCTTCGTTTTTGCTTAATCCCAAGAACAACTCCTAACGCGCCCCACCAGTCATATTTAGCGCCTGCTGTGCGGTTGAAATAAGATTTAATCTGCGCCTCTGTTACATTCTCAAGGCAAATCAAATCCCACTTGTCTGCTTCAGGTAAATCAATCTGCTTACATCGAACGCCACCATCGCGAACCGACGCGGAATAACAATCAAACATAACTCGGTGCTCGTAATGGTCGCCTTGAGTAAATTCCAACCGCTCAACAGCTATCTCGCAGTGTGAGTATTGGCCTTTTGTAAAAAAGCGTGTTACCGCATCGGCCAAGGCTTTAAAAGGCTCTTTTAGAAAGCTGCGTTTGTATTTATAAAACGCAAGATAGATACGGTTAGCCATTGTTATAAGCCTCCATCAAGTGATCCATTTGTTTGATGATGTCATCATAGATTGACTGCATTTGCTCAAGTGTGAGATTAGGTGCTTTGAGCTCATACTTACGCATGCGCTGGTTAGCAAGCTCCATTTGTAGTTTTTCCAATCCTGCTGCTTGCACCAAAATCAAATCTGTTGCCGCTTTGTTGTTTAAACCTGCGCGTTTGGCAAAATCTGTAATATAACGGCTACAGTCACCTTGATAGTTTGCTGCCTTATATGCTTCCGCTGCTGTTTGGCGTTCTCGGTACTCACTCTCAAAACGCGTCCACGTGCTGTAAATTGTTGCAGCGTAGCTGTCAATTTGCTCGATTAAACGGTTACGTTTTTCTGTTAAAAGTGCGGTAAGTTTTTCGGGCGGTATTACCCATGCTTTGCCGTCCCACTCAGAAAGCTCGCTTTCGGGCTTAACCACCGTGTACCCATCAGGGATTGAGCCAAACTCACTAATCACCAACGATTCTTTTGTTGTTGTTGAGTACACTGTTTCACCAATATGGTTTTCAATGTATTCCCACGCTTCGCCTGTCCATTTCGCGACAAAGCCTTTTTTATCTTCTGGTGGATCAATATCAACACAACCGGCAGGCATTAAATAAACACCATTATCTGCTTCTTCGGGGGATAAATCCGCGTCCGTTTGTCCAGCATAAATGCCTTGCTCATCTAATTGGCATACTTTTTTTGTTAATGGGTAAGTCATGGTTTATCCTTAGTATTTAATACAAGCTAATAATGCGACGTTGCGAGGTCTGTTTTCGCTTGCGGTTGGTACCACTCTTGATGCATCAAAATCAAATGATACAGATTGTTCTCCCCAGCCGCCCTGGTCTCCTGACCATTGTCTTTGTTGATACGTTGTCCCTATTGCACCAGACGCAATCATCTTGCCCTCAAGTACTTGGTTACCGCTGCCCATAGCGGAGCCATCTAATTTACCTGTAATATTACGGATAGCATCGCCTTGAGCAGTCCCCAATCTGCGCCCTCTATCAATACTTCGCCCATCATCTAGGCCGCGTAAAAATTCACCGCGTAAATCAGGTAAGTTAAAAGTAGTTCGTCCATCGCCTGCGCCGAATGTTGTCCCTATTGCAGCAAATAGTTCGGCGTATGTTGTACGGGATACGGCTGCACCATTTGCTTTGAGCCAACCACTAGGCGGCGTTGTCCGAGCAAAGAATGCGACCTCACCAACAACCTCGTCCTGCTGGATAGATTTGTTAATAGATCTACCACTTGACGACAGCACATCATTAGGTGAGACAAAATCACCATTATGCTCAAAAGCCCATGTCTTGTTAGCGCCATTATCCTCAATAAGATGGATAATTCCGCGGCCAAAGCCATCACCTGCACCTTGTTTGGTTGTGTATCCAAACGAAAATCCAGCGCCATAACGTCCTTTTGACCGCACCAACCCTTTGACAAATGGATGATACGTATTACGGTCTTGCGACCCTTCGGCGTTAACTAAAAACGGTGCGCCGCTGGTATATTGATTAGCATAGTTACCATACCCATAATGTTTAGATGAGATGCCAACTGAATACAAAATGCCAGTCATGGCACCACCGCTTTTAAGAACTACATCATCAGCATAAGCAATTGTGCCATTTTTTTTAGGTAAAGTTACGACGGCTATGTTGGTGCCTTGTGGTGTACGATAAACCAATGTCAATAAGCTATTGGCATTGTGAGGATTACCCTCCAATCGAGTATAATAGCCATCATTGTTATATACATTAAGGCCACTATAATCACCTTGCTTGAGCCATAAATCGCCAGTCATTGTATCGCCAGATTTAGATACTCGACCTTCAGCGTTGTTGTTTGCATCATTAGCTTTTGATACGCCTTCATTTGCTTTACTCTGTGCATTATCTGCAGCAGTTTTTGCTTCCACCGCTTTATCGTATGCCATTTTCACTGCTTTTGGGGTTGCTGCATCTTGCTCACTATCACTTGCGGTTTGCGAATTAAGTTTAACAACGCCTTTAGCGGTTACAGATGCTAAAGGAAGTTTATGAGTATGTCCGGTTTCATCAGCTGTGCTTGTGCTATCTGCAGTTAAATCTTTCGGTGCAGATTTCTTACCAAATAGCTCTAATGCCTTTTTAAGCCATAATGTACGATTGGCGAGTTGTTTAATGGGTTTATTTGTAATGCCATTCTCACCTCCAAGCACAGGATCGTTTTCTTCGATTTGATAAACGCCTTCTTCCCACTTTTCTTGTTCTTTTAAATTAGCCATAACTATCCTTAAATCTAGTTTGAACCGTGGTTATAACTGCCGTTATAACGGGCTTTGTTGTTGTAACGTAGCGGTACGGATTTATAATCCAGTACGGCTAATGTGCAACGTGCCGGGGCAAAATTACGTAAAATCTTACGTAGTTGTTGCGCTTGGTCATTAGTAATAGGTTGATTTAAGCGGATGGCGTAATATGCCCATTTGTCGCTTAGCGGTATCGTCTGCACAAATTTATGCTCATAAGTCCGTGCTTTTAACCCTTCATCAATTTCAATTTCACCGAAACCTAAGCGCCGCAACACTTCACGAATCGACCATGGCGTGCCTTTGTAACGATGCAATTCGATCGCGACCTTAATTAAACTGCGTTTCGAATTATCACTTTCGGCTAAAAACGCGCCGTCATAACCAGTCACACTCCATTTTTCAGCAAGTAAAGGGATAAACTCATCATCGAGTAATTCAACTAAGGTAGTCATCACTTTACTTTTATCTAGATCTCGCATACGAGCGCTTAAATCTGCCAGAGATTTATACTTAGTTTCACGCGAAATGACGTCTGCATAAGTTAAGCTAGCCATTACTGCGCTCCTGAGCAACTTCAACATTAATCGCAGTACAGTTTGCCCATTCTGTTTCACTAACCACAATTTTTGCCGGCTCAATCAAATTGACGTCATATACACCTTCCACTCGTAACGCACTGATAATTGCAGATGGAACAACATCAATGCCAAGTTTCTTGGTTTTGTCAGATAAATACTGTTGCAAAGCCTCACGGGCTTTGGTTTTTACAATATCTTCACGATATCCATCGAGTAACGTTAATGTTGCATTAATTTGGTAGTCTCGTTTGGTCGGTGCTATCACTTCCACGGTATCGCACAATGGACGACGGCGTTCCGGGCTGACGTATTGTTTAACATCATTAAGCAAACGACTGTCAGGCAAGCCCGTTTTTGTGAGTACGGTAATGCGCACTAAACCGCCACGTGGATTAGACACATTCACATCGGCGATGTCTTGCGATACAGCGCGGGTGTGATAGTCGTAAGCGGCGATGGAGCCGCAACTAGTGAAAGCTTCAGGAGCGGCAAGAATCCGCTTGCGGTAGTCATCATCTTCTTCACGCGCTAAACCGCCACTTGGCACATCAATGTTGGTGACGGTGATTTCGCCCGCAAAATTGACCGCACTTTTTAGTGTTTTTACGCGCCCAAGCTCCCAACCATTGCCAGCAGTACCGGCTTTATTGCAAGCAGCTTCAATTTCGACGTAAGCGATAAGCGGTGTAATCACATCATCATTCAGTGTAATAAATTCAATTTCATCGCTAACGGCAACGCGCGTGCCTTTCGGGATTAAAACGGACGGGTGATCACCTTTAATACTAAAGCGTAGAATCGTGCGAGCCGGTTTATCCAATAAACGATAACAACCAAAGGTTTCCCCGCATAAATCCAAAGCAAGTCCCGTGGCGTATTGTGGAAATGTTTGGCGAAAGGCTTCGTTAATACCTTGGCGCGCTAGGCTCTCACGTAGTGCATACACGTTGATAAGTAAACGTTCAATGTGTGCCGGTTGTAAGATTTTGCCGGTACGTTTTTCATACTGCGCAATAGCGTCGCGCAAAATGCTTTCTACGTTATCATCAACGACTTTCACATCATATCTATTCATTGGGCGACCCTCGTGGCGTAAATTTCGCGATACACATCCTCGGTAAGTGACCAATAAATCACAAATTCAAAGTGCGGAGCAGTCCCTTCTACATTGACAGAGTCAACCGTGATTCTTTTTTCCCAACGCTTAAGTGCTAACGTAACCTCTCGCACGATGTTTGGGATTGCAATATCTTCCGGCTGGTCGATATATTGAAAGTGGTCACTGCCAAATTCAGGACGCAACACATCTGTGCCTTTCATCGTGGAAAGAATATGGTCAATGCACTGATGAATGTCATCAACACCTTGCACCGCTTGAGAATCAAGACTTGGTGCAAGTTGCCAGTGTGTTGTGAGGAGTGTGTTTTGTGTGTTCATAGCCTTGATGATACAAGGCTATGAGAGGGCTGGATTTTAAACTGATTTAAAGAATTATGACTGTGCAGCGGAGGTCTGCTTGCCATCGCCTTGTTCAGTGTGCTTATGTTGTTTCAGGCTGATATTGTCGGCTTTCACATCACCGCCCTTGGTTTCTAACGACCCGTTAATGGTTGCCGTCGCACCGGAGCCTCCGCCGTTACCTGTCATGCCTTTCATATAGGTTAAGGAGCCACTCACCAGAAGATTGCCGGTAGTTTCGGTTTCAGGGCAATCAATGGTGACTTTCGAAGGTGACTTAATCAGAACATCACCCACGGCAGACACTTCGACGTTGCCACTTTTGCGGTCGTGCTTAATTACCGTGCCGTTAGAAAATTTCTTCATCCAAATGTTACTGTCGCCCGTCGGTGTCGGGTCTTGCGTGTTGTAGATTGCGCCTAAGACGCAACCACCTTCACCTCGCGCATCGAGGAGTAATGCGACCAATTCCCCCACGTCCGGCAGGCAATAAAACTGGTTCCCGCCTGCGTTAGGTGTGAGATACGAAAGCCACGCGGTTTCCAAGTCTTCAAGCGCGGGAATTTTGCACCGCACTTTATGGCTTGCTGGGTCAACGGCGGAAACAATGCCTTCTTGATAGGTTGCACCAAAATTATGGGTGTTCATTATCTCGCCCCTGTGTTGTCTCACTTACTGCGCTAGTGTTAAGTAAATCATCCGGGATAAATTCCAACATTCGCACTTCAAGGCTTGTGGTGTAACCACCACCCCGCACGATACTGTGACGGGAAGATTTAATCAGGTATTTACCGCTAAAAATACCTAAATTACGCAGGGCAAGCGTACTGCCTGCCACTAATTTCGGATTCCCGATCACCGTGATATTGCCCGCTGTCTGGTCGTCATTTTGTTCCGCTAGTGCGGCATCAGCACGTGCGTCAATTTGCTCTTGCGTCTCACCGCGGGTCACCACTTTCAGCGTGTCACCGCTTGCACTTTGCGCCTGCTTCATGTTTTCGCGAAGTGCCTTGGCTTTTTTGCGTTTTTTAATGACTTTTTTGCCGTTGGCGTCATAACCGCTGACATCCACTTCTTTCGCTGTGTCTTTGATTCGGTCTCGAAGGCTGATAGAAATCGTGTCTTTTTCTTCCAACGTCACCACCGTTTCGCTTTTGCCCAGTTCGTCTTTATCGGTGAAAACCAACTGCTCACCCACAATTTTGAAACTGTGGTGATATTCGCGGGCAAGGCGCGCCAAGAACTCCACGTCGCGTTCCTGATATTGGGTTGCGCGCTTCACCGGGATATGTTTAATCGTACCGACCATTTTCAGTTTCAAACGCCCGGCAATAATGCCGACGATTTGTTTTAGTGTCGTGTTTTCGTAGGCTTTCGGCTTTAACGTGCGGTTTGCCTGAGCAATGCCGGTGCTTAATGCCTTGATTTGGATATAGGACGGATGGTAGTTGTATTCCACTTCGTCAATTTCAAACGCGCCAATGTCGGTGAGCTGTGCGCCTTTGTAGCCGATTGCCGCTTTGAGCTTATCGCCTTGGGTTGGATACCACTGCCGAATCCACTTACCGCTAATGTCTTCAAAGGCAACCGTCAATTCGTCCGATTCGCCCTCTAGATTGTCGGTGTAAGTCAGCTCAAGCAAATGCGGTTCAATATCTGCCGTGATGTTGGTTTTGTCATACAGCATGGAGAAATCAGGCATTGGAACGTTATTCATCACCACCTCTTAGCCATGGCGGCATAGAATCGTTATTGGTCGGTTTAATGTCTAACACCGGAATATATACGGTCGCGCCGGTGGGCAATACTTCGCACAGGCTAATATGCGGATTCGCATTGATAATACGCGCAAATTCCAGCGCATTGCCGTAGTAGTAATAGGCGAGGTTATCCCAGCGTTCGCCTTGTTTAACGATATGTTTAAGGACGGTTTTCTGCATTATCTACCTCCTCATCTTCACGTAATACAATCCATGCAGTCATTTTTGCTGCACGGGCATTTGCTTGCACGCTAAGGTCATCATAAATATCAAAGTGGTTATCTACAGCTGCGCCCCAGCTCCCCCAGTCTGATTGCTCTGTCAAATCCCCTAGCACATTACGAATAGATTGCACCTCACTCATCATACTAGAGATATCGCTGGTGAAACCTTGAGCCTCTTGAACTATTTCTCCAAGTGCAGATAATCCAAAGCGCGCTCCCTCGAATGCTTTACCTAGACCGGTTACATCACCAAAACCACCTAATGCACTATCAAGATTACCTAGGACACCAGGTAGATAGGCTAGAGCAGCCAAAGGATCGCTTGCTAATTGCTTGATTGTTTGAACTGTGTCCCGGACTTCATTCACAACTGTCATTGCGTTTTTATAAGCTGTTACGCCTTTTTCGATAAGGCCTTTCACCCCATTAAATCCTGCCATAAAAGCCGGGGGAAACATCGAACCTAACAATGTTCCTCCGCCTAAATTCAATGCAGCACCAAGTGGATTTTTTTCAATATCTCCTACGAACTCACGTAGACTGATATTCATTTCACGACACAAAGCATTACCAAATTTATCGGTGAATAACGTTGTTGAGGCGATTTCTGTAATCACAAAATTACCTTTGTACTTACCTTGACCAATAATTAGTGGCAATGCCTCTTGGGCTGATTTTGCTGACAGCAATGCTTGATAACGCTGCTCAACTCCGCCTAATTTGTGATGTAAACGGATCGCAAAAGTTAATTCCGTCAGTTTTTCTCCCATAGCTTGTAGGCGGGGCTTGCCTTTTAGCACAGCATGTTCTGCAAAATCAGCACCATGAGTTTCATTGAAATCAGTCAAATTAACAGGCTCGAATGATACGTTTCCCAACATAAAATACATTAATAGGCTCTCCGTTTTTGCTGGTCTAACACGCGTTTCATCATTAATTCAAACTCACTTAAACTCATCTTTAAGCCTTGTTCAACCTGACTTAAAACACCGTTTTTATCACTACCATTTATATTAATGGTTGGATTGAAATGCACCACAATACCTTGGGATTGAGCACCAACTGTTGGCATTACTTCGGCGCGGTTTAATGGCTGATAGTTTGTAAGTAACCCGGTGTTATGTGAAACGCCGTTTAAACCGACCGCACTTGATAGGTTATCGGACGCATTTTCAGCGATGGATGTTGATTTATTCATTCCAATCGCTAATCCTTCAACTACATTTACCCCATACCCCTTAAAAACTCGGCTAGGCGAGTGGATACCGAGTTTTTCCGCAAACCAACCTTTAATGCCTTCACCAAGGTCGGAAACGATTTTTTTCGCTTCTTCCCAGGCGTTTTTAATACCGTTCACTAATCCGTCTATCATATTTCTGCCAAAATCCATAAACTTAGCTGGCACATCAATTCCGAACCAGGAAAGCACAGAGGAAAAGACTTGCTGGAATAAAGCCAATGGTGACCAGCTTAGAATGGTCGATGTGATATTGCCGATGCCGGATGTGAAGAAATTGCTGATATTTGTCCAGGCAGTTGAGCAGAAATTTGTAATACCGTTCCAGGCGTTAGAAAATACCCCGGAAACCTTGCCCCACAATTCAGAGAACCATGGCCCGACTTTCGACCAATTCTCATAAATCAAATACGCTGCAACCGCAATCCCCGTAATGATTAACCCAATTGGATTGGTAAGCAAAGCACGACTCATAATTAGGATCGCTTTTCCAAACATCATCGCGCCCTTTATCACATAGCCTATTAAATAACCAAGACCAAGTGACAGTTTGCTGATTGCTGAAAATAAAAATTTCCCTAAGAAGCCGCCCAGGAATTTCCCCGCTTTAATAAACGGCAATAATCCAGCCGCCACAAAAGAAAACGCTGAGTGAAGCGTTAATAAACCACCCACAACCGCAGCAACACCGCCACCAATCGTCAAGACCCAGTCCATAATTTGCGGGTTAGTTTCCACCCATTTTGTGATGCTATAAATGACCGGTGTGATATTTTCAACAAATGATGAAATCACCGGCAAAAACGCTGACCCAATTTTTGTCGCCAATTCTGAAATGCTGCTTTTTAACTTGGTGAGCTTGTTTTCTGCTGTATTACTCCGATTCTTAAACTCGCGCTGCATTGACCCGATATATTTTAACTTCCCATGCTCATCGGTTTCTTGTAACAAGCCTAACTGGCGGTTATATTCCCCGGTGTTTTGCGCGAGCATCAATACATCGTCGGCATATTGTTTACCAAAAATCTTAGCGAGAAGCGGATATTGTTTATCATCAGGCATCTTTTTCACCTTTTCGATGAAAGAAGAAATCGCCCCTTGCGCATCTTTATTCATCGCAGCGGCGAAGCTTTTTGTCGTAAACCCTAGCTGTTTTAACTCTTTTGCATGCTCGCCAGCTTTAAGTTGTAAAAACGCTGCCGACATACCTTTTACTGATTGCGCGGCAAGCTCAGGCGCTTTCCCCATTGAAAGGAAGGTAGATCCTAGCGCGGCTGATTGTTTTTCGGAAAGTCCAAGCATTCGTGTATCAGAGCCGGCACGCGTAATGACATTTACAATATCTTTCGCTTTCGAGTTGGCATTATCTGATAGGTGGTTAATCACATCCCCAAATTGCGCCATCTCTGTTATTGGCTTGCCAAGCACGTTAGCCATGGTTGCCATCGCTTCACCCGCATCCCCAGCCGCCATATCAAACGCCACGCCCATTGTGGCTGCGTCCTTAGCGTATCCGAGTAGATTTTCACGCGCCACGCCGGATTGACCGCCAGCTGCAACGATAGCGGCAATTTCTTCCCCAGCCATTGGGATTGTGCGAGTGAGTTTTAGAATATCGTCGCCCATTTCTTTGAATTGAGCTGGTGTGTCAAAGTTTACGACCTTTTTAACATCGGCCATTGCGCTTTCAAATTTAATTGCGGGGTCGGCTAGTCCGCGAATAGTCCCCATAGTGGCCGTAACGGATGACGCCAGTGCTGTAAACCCGGCCACTCCAGTTTTAGCCAATGCGCCCATCTTTTTAGACGTGCTAAGGCTTTGGTCTTGCAATATTTTAAAACTATTGCAAACAGAACGGATGCCCTTAACCGCACCTGTCACGCCGGCTGTAATGACTAATCCTATTGCTAGATTGTTTGACATGTTTTATAGTCCCGTTTAATTAATAAGGAGGAAGAAATGACAAGAGAAAAATGGGTGGAAAACACACAGGCTGTTTTATTGCTTGCACTTGTTTTAAGTTATCTCGGCAGCCTTTATCATTTTTTAGTTTTTTATTCAGAAAGTAACTCGCTCTCATGGATTTCCGTTTGCGTATCTGCTTTTTTATTTGCACTACCGTGGATATTGGTCGGCGTCCTGGTGATGTTTTCGTGTAGAGTTATTATCATCTCGCTTTTTGGCTTATTCACCACACTTCAAACCCTACTTAAACACTAAACAAAAAGCCGCTTAAATAGCGGCTTTTGTGTACCTTGCTTTTATCTGCCGCTCCGCTTGAATAATCCAACGTTCCACTTCATCAAGCGTCATCTCTTCCAGCTCGCTTGGCTGGAATCCAAACCAAAAGGCCAAGTCGGCCAGGGCTGCATTAAGGCTTTCCGCGACTACTTTCCCTTTTGCATTTTCTCAACAATTTTTGATGCGGCCTGGAAGTCGGCAATATCAAGCTCGTCAATATCTTCAGGCACTAAGCCTGTGACGATTGCAAGCAAACTCACCGCCATTTCGGTTTCGGTTTTACCTGTCATTTTGCGAATATCGCGCACTTTCGGACGGCGAATTTTTAACTCGGTGATGGTATTTCCTTGCCCGTCAGGGAATGGAAACTCTAATTTAAGAATGGTTTCAGACATAAAAAAACTCCTTTGTGAGTAGATTTGTTTAACTTCACAAAGGAGAATACAACTTTGACCGGTTGAATGATTTTAAATAGATTTAAAGGTTTTCACCTCTTTATTGACCGATATTAGTGCGGTATTTTTGCAACACATCTTGACCGTTTACACGGTAGATGTTGGCAAGTACGTCAATAAATAAAAGTTCTTTACCTGCCACAGTTTGTTTAATGGAATAAACGTTAACCGTATCGGCAAACTCCGAATTTTCTTTATTCTTATGACCTGTACCGCCGATTTTACTGGCAGACACATTCATAATGGTCACCATCGGCTCTTCCGCCGCTAAACCACGAGAATCAAACACCTGAAGATTCGAACGAATCATCAGCTGTGTGTTTTTATAAGGGTTTAACAGTAAGGCACGCACTTCCGGATAGAAACTATCCCAGTTAATTTCCGCTTCAATGGCATTGGTTCCTGCCGGAAGCTTAATTGTACCGTGCAAACCTAAGCCTTTATGCTCAATGGTTTCAAATTCAATATCGGGAATTTTCACCTCATTGGCGCGCCCCATTTGGCTGACACCGTTGGTGTACACATTAGCATTCACAATTTGGTTAATTGAAATACTCATCGTTTCTTACTCCTATCGTTGTGAAACCAAGTTTGCTAAGTATTTACGGGTCATTACCGAACGGTTAGTCACGCGTTCACCTGGTAGTTTTGGCGTGTAGTCATACACCAACGGAATATGCCCTTGACTAAATTCATTCACTAAATCTTCATCATAATCAAGTCCTACGCTATAACCCACAAGGGACTTTTGTGAACGCATAAAAGTGTCAATCGTTTCAATGAAACTATCAATTAAGGCGTCATCAACCGGTAAATCCATAAACTGTAATTCTGCTTGGCGAATAGATTCATCGATAATATCGCCCGTGCGTGAAGCCACTTCAAAATTACTGATGTGGGTGACGGTTGGAAAGTTAGATGAACGATTCCCCCACAAGCGAAAGCCTGTGCCAAATGAGTTAAAAATGGTTGTGATGCCTACTGCGTTAAGCAGGTTAGTTTCGGATTGCTTATCATCAACACGCGCAGTCAGTGGAACTTCCATGCCAATCACACCGGCTAATTTACGATTTGATGAGCTAAACCAGTAGCCATGTTCCACGTCCACTTTCATTCGTAAGCCTGCTGCGTGGGTGGCTAAACTTTCAAGCTCATTACTTGAACCAATTGCATAAGGATAAAAATGTCGAACATTTTCATTACTCGCTGACGCATTGATTGTTCCCATTGGCCCACGTCCTTGAATGGCTTTAGAAAGCGATGTGCCTTTTGGTAACTGGATATACGCTTTTGCATGAAGCTGATCGGCAAGCGTACCCAATGCCGCTGCACAACTTGCAGTTTTATCAAATTCAGGGCAGATCAGAATTTTTGCGTCCGCGCCGTAAAGGTTGAAGCCATCACGCAATAACTCAAAGCCTTTGCGTTTACCACTTACCGAATCAATGCCGCCTTTAATATCTTCTTCGGTGACTTTGCTTGGGTCTGCGTAGTCGTAGGTGGCTTTTAATTCACTGTGTTTTGCTTTTAGGATAATTTCACCTGTTTGCAAATCTACGGTGTAATCGTTACCTTCCGTTAAAGTGCGGTCGGAAACTAAGGTTAAATTTAATAAGCCTGCATGAGCGGTTTGCGCACGTAATGTGTTGCTATCTTGGGTTAAAGTTTCGTCGGTGACGTTGGTTTTGTGTTTGGTCGGGTCTAATACGTTGACCACATACACTTTACCGGAGGCATAACGCGCCAAAATGTCAAAAGCATCGGGCAGTGTAAAGCCTTTATTTAAGATCACCCCAAATTTTGAAAAATCTTTGGTGGTTTGGCACACGGTGAGTTCATTCACCGCGCCAATTGGGGCTGTGCCGACAATACCGATAATTGCGCCATCGACGGTACTTACAGCAACAGAACCACCGTTTTCACGTTTTGTTTCTGTCCCATGATGAAATGCCATAGTTATCTCCTAGGGTTGATTAGGTTTATGGTTGCCCGCACGGCGAGAAAGTGCGGCGGTAAATTTAGGTAAATCTTTGGATTCGCAAAGCTCCACTTGCCACGTTTCCGTTTGCACCATCAGCTGATATTGCCAAAGTCCGTCGGCTTCACCGGCGAACTCCTCGCTAACCAGACTACAGGCGGTACAGTTGGTTGGCTTAAAGCCCACTACGGCAAGGCGGATTTGGTCAAGCATATCCACTGCGCCGTGGTCGTCATGCTGACTGCGGGCTATTACCGTGAGAGCAATCATTACCACGCGGCGTTGTTGGATAATATCCACGCTGTCAATGCTTTCAAACTTCGAGCCGGCATACTGTACCAACACCGCACCGAATTCGTCGGTGAGGTTGTAGTGTTCTAAATCATCAGGAAATAATTCAATGCTGAACTGTTCCGTTTTGTCTTCAATCCGCTTACGGATGCTGTCTAAAATCGGGAGCGTAGCACTCATATTAATATCCTGATAAATCCAGTTTCTGCGGGGCTTTTGTTTTGAATTTAAGGGCGGACGGCAAGTTGTCGTCTTGGGCTGAACCGAGTTCGGTTAAACCAAGGTGCAATTTGCCGTTTTGAATCCGCTCCAAATCCTTCAAGGCTTGTGTGTGGGTTTCCTTCACATTATCCGGAAAGCCCTTGCCTTCTGGTCGGCGTGAATACAACCAAAAACGCGCCAGTTGCAAACAGATATTGCGCACAAGGGTCGGCACTTGGCTTAACGGCAACACATAACGCGAACGCAAATAGCCGTCCACGATTTCCGTGGCGTAAGCACAGGCTTTGGTAAGCACGGCTTGGTCTGCTTCCGTTGCGCGTGATGTGTCGTTTGATAAGGCGATGAGTGTGCTTTCACTCATCACTTCCGTTAATTCTTGTGCCGAGATGTACATTATTGCTCGTCCTTATCTTTATTATCTTGGACGACTTTGTCATCCTGACCGCGTTTTTTAGCTGCTTCCTGCGCTTTTTTCTCCGCTTCGGCTTTTGCCTTCGCTTCCTTTTCAGCTTCTTCTTGAGCCGCCTTTTCAGCTGCTTCTTCTGCGGCTAAACGTTGTTTTTCGGCTTCCGCTTCAGCTTGTTGGCGTTCTGCTTCGGTGTCGTCTAATACAATGTAAATCGAGATTTTTTCTGCTTCATCATCGGTCAGTTCGATTTTGTCACCTTGCTCATAGCGTTTACCGTTGTGCAAAATCGCCATAGCGGCAGCAATCAAATAGGCTTTTTTTTGTGTTTCGGACATGGTTATCTCCTAAAAAATAAGGTCAAAATCAACCGCACTTAAAACGCGTTTAAATGCGGTTTGAATCGGGTTTAAATACAGCCTTTGATTAAGTAACCGGCGGCTTTACCCACGATATACGGTTTGTGAATATCGGTAGTACGCACCAATTCAACTTTGCCGCCAACTTCGGTGTAGGTATCCACATACAAGCCGTTTTTACGACGCACGGTATAACCGTATGACGGCTCATAAATGTTTTGTTTTTTCTCTTTGGACGGCGGGGCGACATAAGCCAGCACAATCGATTTCGACCAAATATCTTTCAACTCACCGCTTTCTTCGTACACCGCTTCACCGATAATCACTTTGTCGATTTTTACTAAACGGGCAAAGTCTTCCGGTGTTAATACCGCAGTAGAAACGTATTTAATTTTTTCCAACACTTTCGGGTGTTCACTTAACACTTCCCACACGTCACCAGAGATGGCACAGACGTTAGGTTTACGACCGGTCGAACGTTTGATAGCACGGATACCGGCTTTAATTACGCCAATCGGGTCAGAGTTAGGATCAGTGAATTGAGATGTACCACTCAAAGTCACTTTGTTTGTTTGGTCATAGTTGGCATCATTTAATGCTAAGTCCGCACAATATTTTTCACGACCAAGGGCAATCACATCCTGAGTAACACCGGTAGCGTATTGGCGCAACGGATACACATCTTCGGTTTCGTTCACTTCGCGGATGTCAATCGGGTATTCGATGTCGTTTTCTTCCAACACCACTGTGATGGAACCAATGTCTTCCGGTGTTAATCGGTTAGACGCCGCACGCAATTCGCGCTTGGTGGTTTGTAAACGGAACGCCAAACGACCGAATGTCGGGATTTTGCCGCCTTCTTTTTTGCTTTCGGCAACCGGGAATAACACTTCGGAAATCATGTTGCCGTTGTAATAGCCTTGCGCGAGTTCGGTTAATACCGGGTCAACGACGCGTTGTTTTGATAAATCAGTCATTGATTTGCTCCTTTATTGAGTGATTGCGTTAAATGCGGCTGTGTAATCCACATTGTGTTCTTTCATGTAAGCACGGACTTTTTTGTCCATGTCGATGGCGTCAGCTGACGTGCCTTCGGCATATTGCACTGTGCCGTCTTCTGCGCCTGCGGCTTTGTCTTTAGTCGCCACTTCGCCGAATTCGACGATTTGCGGTTGCGCTTCCAAAAACGCTTTGATTTTGCTGTGCAGGTTTTCACCTTCACCAAACTCAACCACACCACCGGCGGCAGTAGTCGAGCCGTAATTCAACAAATCGATGGCTTGTTGTTTCGCCACCGGGGCAAGTTTGCCCGCTTTCACTAAACCTTCGGCAAAGTCGGCGTTGTCGGCTTTGGCTTGATTCAGTAATGCTTCAGCTTTTTCGGCTTTCAACTGTTGGTTTTCTGCCTTGAGCTGTTCGATTTCTTCAGCTGTCATTTCAGGTTCTCCTTGTGGTTCTGAAGGTTGATTTGAATCGTTATTCGGTTCATTGAAGCTTGGCACAGGAAAGCCTGCCTCCTCTTGTTGGTTGAACCGTTTGTATTCGTTGCGAATGGATTCTTCCTGCACGCTTGCCACCAAATAATCCGGCACGGCTTTATCCGCTTCTTCCTGCCCGTGTTGCCCAATAATCCAATCGCGCAGACGTCGCCAAAGGCTGGCTTCCGCCCAATCGGAAAAATCCACCACGCCTTGTTCGTTGTCGGCGAATTCCGGATTGCGTAGGCCTTTCACGGCAGGTGGCAT